GGACAGCTGCGCAGATGATGGCAATACCGCTAATTAGCGCTACGTAAATCTCGGTCGGCATGCAGGCTCACAAACTGCTGCACTTTCAAGGGTACCTTGTCCCCTGTGTAGTACCTGATGTGCCAAGCCTCGGATTGCAGTTCCCAGCAGAAGCCGTACCAGTCGGCGTTAGCAAGCATCCATTTGAGTCGATCACCGCTGGCATTACTGACATCTACAGCCAGCCCGAGGTTGTGCATTGATGTGCCCGGTGTTGCCATCGGTGCCATGCCGGGCTTCAGGTAGTACTTCTGGCCTTTGTACGTGCGCACAGACGTAGTGGGAATGGGTGCTGTGGTGTATCGGGCCATAAAGCCTCGCTCTTGCGTCTCAAGGCTCCTGTACGTGTCTGCCACGCTCGTGGGCTTGAATGGCCTGATGCCGTCAGCGTGTGCAGCTCTACGCATCGCCTCCCACGCTTGAGCCGCCAAAGGATGCAGTTGCCCATAGGGCCGAATCGTTTTCAGCAGGTAGGCAGGCAATCGCCCTGGCTGTACTCCTCGCAGGTCAGCAGGTAGCACGACTGGCTTGACCGGGTATTTCACTTGCGTCCGTACCGAGTGTCTTTAGTGTTTGCCCAAGCGTAGATCAGTGGCAGGACTGCTGCTATTCCGGCTTTTAGCGCGTTTTCTGCGTTGTAGTTGCTTGTGATAAGCACGGCGGCGCTTCCAGCGACGAAAGCTTTCAACCAATCTTCGAGTATCGGTGCCCACTTCATTCAGACTCCTGTGGTGAGACAAAGTTTGTGCCATCCCAAGTATCACCAATTGCAGCGTATTTGCCACGATACGCGCCTTCCAAACTTGTTTCAATCCATGTGCCATCAATACCTAATGATGCAATAAAAGTTTGACCTGCAACTTCGTCGGGAGCGTCAGCATCAGCAACAATAATGACATCAGTAACAATGTTGTCTAAATTGATTTGTGCAAAGTGTGCCATGATTAGACCTTCATTCTCACGTAGACAACACCAGCCGCGCCGTTGCCGCCTGCATTGCTTGACGTTCCAGCGCCACCGCCACCGCAACCGTAGTTCGTTGCTGCGTTGCCTGCTCCGGAACCTGAACGACCTGCGCCTGCCCCAGTAGAACCAGCCGCACCGCCGGTAGTGCCACCGCCACCGCCGCCAGCTGCCACGAAATAGGACGCTCCGCTGATAAATGCTGAAATGTCGTAACCTGCTCCGCCTGCTCCGCCCGTTGTCGTAACACCGTTAGAACCTGCTGCGGCAACACCGCCACCGCCACCGCCTCCACTACCGCTGGCAGCTGATGCTGTTCCATTGCCGCCGTTGTTCCCAATGTTTGCAATAGATGACCCACCAAGGTTGTTGCTTGCCGTAGCGGTTGGGTGACCGCCGCCGCCGCAACCGCCTTCGCCAACAGCGCCACCAGTTCGACCGAGTTCTTGCGCAGTAAGTTCCGCACTGCCGCCACCGCCACCAACAGATACAACTAAATCACCGATAGACGAACGACCTCCTCTGCCGCCAGTTCGTGACAACGATCCGCCCGCGCCTTGAGCGCCGACCGTAATAGTCGTGTTAGCGCTCAAGTAAATAGTTCCAGTAACTCGAGATGAACCGCCACCGCCACCGCCACCGCGATCGCTTGCAGCACCTCCACCACCACCACCGCCGCCTGCATAACATTCAACGTCAAATAAGCCAGCTCTAGTGACTGTCAATGTTCCAGTAGTCGTAAAAGTCAACAGCGTGTAATTGACACCGCCAACTGTGATGCTTGAGCTGCTGCCGCCTGTGGCTACACCGTACCCAATCCCACCCGCACGAAAAAAGATAGCCGTAGAGGCGCTCGTGAAGTACAGCGCTCCACCCTCCCACTGAGCCAAGGCCAATGAGCCTGCACTGTTGACCGTCGCCGTTCCGGCTGTGATCGTGCATGTGCCTGTATTGATGTTGTGAATCCAAAGAACGTCACCAGCAGCAAACAGCCCGGTATTGACCGTAATTGTCGTAGCGCTTGCCGAGTTCATAATTACTCGAGTTCCAGCATCAGCCGCCAGCAATACGTAGCTGGTGGTTTTGGTGCTGGCATCCCAGTTGAAATCGTTATTTTGCAGACTGTTCATTTGCGCTGCAGTCAGCACCTGTGCAGCTGTAAAGACTTGCTTGGTCATGGTCACCTCATCCTAATACGTTTGTGCCATCAAGTTGACCGTACACCGGGTCGTCCAAAATGAGCTGGAACACAATGGTGGTTGGGGCTGTGTAGTACGTAATGCGATGGCCTGACGCAAAATTGATGTTGCCCTCGATGCCTTCAATGCTTAGCTCGGACGTAATAGTTGACAGCCCAGTGATGTCTTTAGTGACCGTAATGGTGTCACCAATGTCCACGGTGGCCGCCAACGCGCGCTCGGCGTTGTCCAGCAGGGCAAAGCTGGTGCTGACAGCCGTAAAGCGTGGGGCAGGCTCAGGCTCCAGCAGATAATCAGCCAGGTCATCAATCTCGCCTTGCAAATGCAGCAGGCTGTTGGTGATTGACTGCGACTGAATAAAGTACGTGGCCTGACTACTCAAATCCTCAGCCAACGCATTCTTGCCATCAAGCGCCTGCACGTATGCACGGTTTAGCACCCCGTCAGCGTCAAACTCAATTTCCACGTTGTCATACGGTGTGTTCGTACCGTCATCGGCAAACGTGATAACCGAGCCGCTCAGCGTGGCTCCAATACGCGGCTGAAACGTCAACACGCCCGCCCTGCTCATAAACACTCGACCCTGCTCAGCCTGGTTAATTTGCGTGATGTAGCCCAGCGTGTTTTGCCCGGCATTGAGCGTGTATGAGCTGTCGTGACCCAAGTTGACCGTGCCTGGGTCAATAGCTGTGGTGCCCGTGTAATTGACCTCTGGCAGCGCTAGAACAGTCTCAATGCGTTCTCCCGAGGTTTCCGCACTCGGGTTGAACGCAGCCATCTGCGTCTGAGCCAGCAGGTAGAAATCGTCCGAGCACTGCACCGCCACCGTGTTAGGGCCAGCCAAAGCAAACTCGTAGTTGTAAGCCGTGACGTAGCCGACAAACAGGTATTCCGATGATCGGCTCAGCCTGACTCGACGCATAGGTGCAAGCCCAGGCTTGTCGTTGCTCGGGTCGTAATAGGGGCTGGCAGTGTCATACGGCCCGAGAATGCCTGTCTCGTCCGTCATGCGGAAGCTCATCGTCCCGGAACCAAACTGATCGTCAATGTTGCGGCGGCCTCGCCTGTAGGCAACCTCGGTCACATACTCGGTGATGTCTGCGTATGTCGTATTAGGGCCAAGCGTGTAGCTCGTATTGTTTAGCACGCCCTTGGTTGCGTCATCCAACCTGAATGAGTTGTAGTCAAAGCCTGTGTCAAGCTCGAGCAGGTAACTACCTGATTGGACAACGCTGGCAGCCATGGTTACGCAATCTGCACGTCGAGTGGGCCGCTGCGACGGTTGTACTGTTTCAATGCGTTTACGATGGTGTCACCGAGGCGCTCGTCGGCAATTGTGCTGTTGACGGTCACGTTGTACACAGCCTGCTTTGGCGCGTATGCCGCGTCCAGCATGGCTGGTACTTCGTAGAAGCGGCTCTTGGGGTCATACACCGAAGGGTCAAACGGCATGACGGTCATGCCACCACCACCGCCACCGCGACTACCACCGCCGCCGCCACCCGATGGTGCAGGCAACGTCACCGGGGCAATAGCCGGGATGCTTGGTACTTGAATCATGCGCTCCACTCGATCAGGGCCAGCAGCCGTACCAGCAGCACCGCTAGCAGTGCCGCCGCTACTGATGTTGAATCGTGGCAGGTTGATGTCACCGAGTTCTCCAATGTTGACACCCGGCAGCAGGTTTAGTCCTTTGATGACAAGGTTTATCATGCTTACGTAGGTGTTGGCGATGCTCTCAAAAATGCCGATGATGAAGTTGCCCATGGTGGCGAATGCGTTTTTGACGCTGCCAGTTTTAGCGACCAGCACACCAAAGCCAGCCACCAACAGCGCTACAGCCGTAACGACCAGACCGATTGGGTTAGCAGCCATCGCAAGGTTTAACGCCAACTGCGTCACCGTGATGACCTTCATTACTGCATTCAATGCCAGAATCGCCCCGGCAAGGGAGCCGACCACAGCCATGACCGCTAGCACTTTGTCAGTGTTGTTTTGTACGTACACAGCGAACTTTTGCAGTACTGGGAGCAGGCGCTCAAGGATGGGCAGAAATGCTGCACCGATAGATTCCTTGGTTTCGCCAATGGTCAGCGACAAGCGTTTCATTTGACCTTCAGCGCTGTTGGCAGCCACAGCTGCTGATCCGCCGACGGTGCCAGCCACAGCCGCAAACACCTCGTCAAGTGACGCGCCTTCTTTGATAAGTTCGCGTACCGAGGGCAGCAACGTGCCTAGCGCCTTAGTGTTGCCACCGTACGCCTTAGCAATGGCATCCGTAGCCGTGCCCAAATCAACGCCAGTGGCTGCTGCGATGTCGAGGGCCAGTGTGAGGCCATCCTGTGCCGAAGTCATCTCTCCCGTCACCTGGACAAGCGAGGCAAGGGCTGGGCGTAGCTCATCGTCAGCCACAGCCGCCGACATCATCGTGGATTCAATAAACGACTCAGCGACTTTGATGTTGGCTTCCCCAGCCAGCGTGTTATTGGTAATGGCCTGGGCGAGCAGGGCTTGTGCTTTTGCGTCCTCAATAGCGGCCTTGGTTGCGTCACCGATGACGACAGCCAGCCCACCGATAGCCGCAGCTGCCGGGATGGCAGCCTTCTTGAGGGCAAACTGGGCTTTCGCGCCAGCGCCTTCAAGTTGCTTGAATTCAGCTACAGCACGACTAATGCCTTTGCCGTCAAACTCAGAAATGATTGGGATTGTTACAGCCATTAGTTGACCAGTCTACGATTGGTGGTATCAATGATTTTGTCTACGACTTTTTCTAAGTTGTTGTTGATTTCAGCAGAATTGCGTTCGTAGGCAGGCCACATACCTCGAGAAGGTTTCCCGAATTTTGAGGACAGCGCTCTAATCATGAAAGCACCCCAAGCCGTTTCTGGTGCATTTTTGCGTCCTGCCATGTCCGCAACTGCGCCAAAAGGGCTTTTCATTGTCACGCTAAACACAGCCAAACTGTTGCCTTTTTTGCGATTGCTGAATCTTGGCACAATTGATTTGATTACTGCCGACTGATCCCAAGGGCCAATTTGGCGACCTTTGTATTCCCATGCTCGAGCAAAGCCACTCAACGGACGTTCCTGAATTGTTGATTTGATGTCATCAACCAACACTTTGACAATAGATTTGTATTCTTTTTTGATTTCCTTAGCAAGTTCAGGTTCCATTTTTTGCAACTCGCGCAAGGCTTCCTTGATGCCCACAATGGTTATGGATGTATCAGCCACGTTGTTGTTGCTTTCTCGCCAGCAGTAACACGGTAGCCAAATCCTCGGAATCAAACTCAATGTCAGGTGGCCACCACCCGGTAGCCAACAGCAGTTCCGCTAACTGGCGGCGGACGCTGTTGCTTCCGTAGGGTTTGCGTGGGCAGTCTCCACTACCTCAAAATCTTCAACGGACACAAGCCAAGTGTCATAATCGCGGCCTTCACGCTTATTGACGTTGAGCTGATGCCACGCCATAAACATAATGTCATCAATGCCGATACCAGCCTGCAGATCGCTGGCGCGGCGCTTGAACTTGCGTTCCCACGCAGCAGCCGTAGCGATTGTCGTTGTGACTTGCTCTGTAACCAATTCCGCTGCTGGTGTCTTGAACGACACCTTGATGGTTAGTTTCACGCCGTCACGTCCTCAACCAGCACGCCACCAGTGATGGTGATTTCCACTTCGGACAGTTCACCGACCGAGCCGTTCACCAGATCAAGTGACTCGAGGTATCCGCCAGTGATTTGGAACTCTGGGTTGGTCGTTGAAATGCCAGACGAGGTTGGCTTTACTGCGACGTACACGTTGGTGCCAACAAGCGAGGTGAGGTCAACGTAGGTGCCGGGCGATGCCGAGTACTCCATCAGCAGCGTGGCGGTCACGGTCACGTTGGTGAGGCCACCGACAAACTGGCGGCCCGTGTTGCCGAACGAAGTGGAGTCAAGCGCTTCACGCGACTTGGTAATGACCACAGACTTGCACTGATCGGTCAGGTCTTTGATTGAGCCAACAGCAGCACCAATGCCGAATGTTGGGGAAGCCAGGTAAGTGGTTGCGTTAGCCATGTAGCGAATCTCCTCTACGTCGAGGGTCGCTGCTTACCCGTAGGGCAGTCTAGTAGCCCTAGGGGCTTACTTTGGTGCGTATTGTCAACTCGTAGGCAGGGTAGTCAGCGCCACCGTACGACACGGTGGTTGGGCGTGCATCCGTCAAGCCGATTTGTGCAGCACGAATCAAATCAATGTTGTCCAGCAGGCTGTCAAGCGTCCTATTATCACCAGTGCCCAAAGCAGTCATCACGACGCGGAATTCCATGTCAGCGACCACGTTGGTTGCCATCATGATGGTTGGTGCCTCAACTAATGCGCATGGTGGGTTCATGTTGCGTGGATCATCAAACACACGCAGCCCGGTGATTGTCTGCAACTTGGTGACCAGTTGGTCGTAACCATCCTTGAACATGTTTGCCATGTCAGGCCACCTGTGGCTTATTGACTCCGAGCAAACGCAGGATTTGACCGTAGTTGCCTGTGACCGGGCCACCTGTGGCTAGTGGGTCAAACGACGCAAACGCCTCCGTGGAGCCGCGCTCACGGTACAAAATTGCTGCGTACTGGACAGTGCCGAGCTTTACCGCGCCATCAGGCACCACAGTCGGTGAATCAAAATAGCCTGACTCCTCGCGCTTGCGATACGCAAATTGGTTGGCTGCACTGACTGCCATGTTGGCTACGTCAAGGTCAGCACTCGGGTTCGTGAATGTAAAACCGAGGTAGTCCTCGACATCGCCCAGGACAATCCATGAGCACGTCACCGAATAGGTGCAGGTGCCAGTAGCAGCTGCTCGATCAGCGTCAGCCGTGGTCAGTGAAAATTGCACCTGATTAGGGATAATGGTGTCTGTGTCGTACTGGTAATCGCCTTGTTGCGATACGCCAATGAAGTAATACTCGGGCAACGCCAGAATTTTGTGCGTGCCATTCCACGTGGCATTGATGCCGGACAGGGTGATTGATTGCCCTACCTCAAAGTTGTGAGGCTCCAGCAACTGAACGACGGCAACGTTACTAACTACCTGTTTATGGGTAAGTGAGTAAGTTGCCACCGTTCAGTGTCACCTGGAGGGAGTGAACT